TGGTTCTGCAGCTACACACGGGCCACCTCCGCTTCGATCTGGCGGGCCAGGCCGGCCGCGACCCGGGCCCGCTCATCGGCGTCGACGTGGGCCAGGGCGGCCTCGACCTCGGCCATCAGCGCGGCTGCTGTGTCGGCCTCGGCCGCGTCGACGCCCGGCTGGGTGGGGGCCGGTTCGGCCTGCCCGCCGCCCAACGGGATGTCGTGGTTCGACCCGGCGAACGCGACCCGGAGCCGGTCGAAGGTGACCGGCCCGGTCCGGTCGGCCAGGGCCCCCACCAGCGACAGGTCATCGGTGTAGGCCAGGGTCACGTGCGGCACGAACGGCTGGTGTTGGGCCGGGAACCCGTACACGGCCTTGACCACGTCGTGTACCTGCTCGTGGGCGGCGGCGAGCTGCTCACCGGAGACACCCATGACGATGCAGGGGTCCTTGCCGTCGGTGTTCGGGTTGAACGCGTTGATGGAGAACCCGTCACCGGTGATGGCCAGGTCACCTTCGGCGGCGGTGTGCCACTCGGCGGCCAGGGCGGTCAAGCCGTCGATGATGGCCTGCCGGCTGGCGGCGTTGATGTCGGCGGCCTCACCCAGGTAGACGAGGGTGAGGTGGAGCTGGTCGGCTGGTTCGCCCCCGTCGACGGCCAGGCGGGCCGCGTCGTCGTCGGTCATGCGTAGCGCGACCATCGCCCCCGTGTACTCGACCGGCATGGGCATGTCCTCACAGCCCGGCTCGCCGGGCTGGCAGTCCTGCGCTGGGGGCTGCTGGTCCGGGGGTGGGGTCTGCTGGTCGGCGGCGGTGACCACCCCAGCGGACAGGCCGCCCTGGAACGCGGCCCGCAGCTGGTCGAGGACCGAGTTGAACATGGCGGCCAACCCGGCCAACGTCGGCGGCTCGACCCGGGCCGGGGTGAGCAGCTCGGCCGGCGGGACAGCCCCGGCGGCGATCAGCGAATGTTGCCGCCCGTCGCGGAGCACGGTCTGCGGGATGGGGAAGCCGGGCTCTTCGCGGGTCAGGGCGAGCAGCTCCACCATCTCGAGGTGCCCGGCGTAGTCGCGCCAGTCGCCCGACACCCGCTGACGGGCCAGCACGGCCAGGTCGTCGACGGTGGCGTCGTCGGCGACGATGCCCTGTACCCACACCCCGACCCCCGGGTATTCGGTGGCCCGCACGTGGGCCAGGGTCCGCATCCGGTCGTGGTGGGCGATGGTTTCGGACAGGCCGTAGTCGCGGCAGGCGTGGTCGTCGTTGCGGCGGCAGGCCAGGTGTGAGCACCCGGACCCGACCCGGCCCAGGCCGGTGGTGATGCGCCCCACCCCGAGCAGCCCGCCGGTGGTTTGCATCGGGTACCGGTGGAACAGGGCGTAGTCGACGCTGGCCGGCGGGACCTGGATGCACACGTCCCGGAAACCGACGTGGCAGGCACCGAACGGGGCCATGTACCCGGCGACCCGCCGGAACGTCTCACCGGGCCGGGCCGCGGCCACGGTGACGAGCTGGTAGGCGGGGGCGTCGGCCGGGCCGGTGAACACGTCATCGGGTAGCACCGCCGCCGCGGTCAGGGCCGCTAGCCGCGACGCCGACCCGGACGAGGTCGGGCAGTCGGGCCAGTCGGGGAACTTGGCCTGGATCTGCCCGTACAGGGTGCAGATCTTCGACTTGATGCGGGTCTTCTCATCGGCCGGAATGTTGGCCGCGTCGACGCCGTGGCCGCCGGCGCTGGCCGCCACACCCCGCGGGATGATGCGCAGCTCACCGTCGACCACGTCGGCGTAGCCCAGCTTGTAGGCCGTCTTGGTGGCCGGGTCAGCGTCGGGGTTGCGGTACAGGAACGCCTTCGCCACCGCGGCCGTGTCGACGGTGCCGTCGGCGGCGGTGTACTTGTCGAAGACCCGGCCCATGGCGGCGGGCCCGTCCCACGCCGCCTCCCGGTCGGCGATGGGCAGATCGGTGGCGCCGGTCACCGACGCGACCAGCGACGGCTCCTGGGTCTGCTCGGCCGACGGGAGCAGCTGGAACGGGCGGGCCTCCACGAACGCGGGGATCGGCACCAGCGTGGCAGCGGCGATCTCGTAGTCGACGAAAAGCATCTCGATCGGGGCCGGCTCGCCGGTTTCCATCTCCTGCCGGATCAGGTCTTCCCAGTCGGCGTCGGTCAGCGGCGTGTCGGAGCCCTCCCGCACAAACACCATGTCCGCGGCGCCGGCGTCGACGCTGGGGCCGATGACCTTCTTGTCGGTCAACAACATGGCTTCGGCCACGTCCTGGCTGAGGCGGGGCAGGTTGGGTTGGTCGTCGAACAGCTCCCCCTCGGCCCACACCTGGCCCGACGCTTCGTCGATGTCGAGGGTGTCGACCAGGCCGACGACGACCGACGTGTCGTGGCCGGACTCGTCCTGGCGCTGCCACTTCAACGGCAGCGGTAGCGGCCGGGCCCGGAAGGCGCCCTTGGCCATACGCCGACCGTCGCCGGTCGGCTGATCGATCGGCGCGAGCATGCCGCGCCACCGCGTACCCATCAGTTGTGCTCCTTACGTGACCTGCGCGATTTGCTTGGCCCACCAGGCATCGGCGTCCTTGAAGCCCCGCCCGGTCATGTCGGTGGTCTCGCCCGGCCGCTCCAGCAAGGTCGTGCACCGGCACTGGATGACGTTCGACGGCGACCCGTTCGGGTCGCCGGGACGCATGAGGTGCTCACCGTCGACGAGGAACGGGGTGCCCAGCGGCACCCGCTGCCCGTCGGCGGCGAGGTGGGCCGGGCGGACCCGGCTGTCCAATGTGGCCAGCCAGGTCTGTTCGAACTCGCCACCTAAGGTGTCGGCCACCGCGGCGAAGGCGTCGGAGCGGCCGAAGTTGAGGGCACCCAACGTTTCGGTGCGGGCCACCACCACGGCCCGGTTGCGCCAGGTCGGGGTGGCGGTGGCGGTGAGGACCTCATCGACCCGGTCGGCGATGGCCGGGATGGACTCACCGGCCGCGGCACCGGCAGCGACCTGGGACGCGACAGCGTCGTACACCTGCTCAGGGGTGTGGACCATCCGGTTGTGGACCTCAGCCAGGTAGGTCGTGACGGCCGGGCGGTGATCGAACAGGTAGTCCGGGCCGAACAGCTGGGCGTAGGGCAGGCCGACCGCGTCGCGGATGGAGCCGTACACGACGCCGTCCATCAGCGACGACCACTCCGGGGCGTGGGCCCAGACGGCGTTCGGGTCGGGTCGGTCGCTGGCCAGCACGCCGCGGTGGACCTCGACCAGCCACTGCGACAGCGACGACCACCACGACCGGTAGACCCGCCGCTCGGCGGCCATCGCGTCGATCTCGTGGGCGATGCGGGCCGGCAGGTACGGGTCGACGCCGGTGCCGTCCCAGGGTTGGCTCATGCGGCCACCTCGATCAGGTGCCACACGTAGGTGCCGCCGGGTGCGGTGGCGGTGCCCCACACCCGGCACCCTTCGGGCAGGACGTGGCCGGTGCCGGCCACCGTGAACCGGTACGGGCGCAGCGGCACCCCGTCGCGGTGGATGGCCCAGAACTCGACCACCTCCGGGTCGCGGCAGCCGACGTGGGCGGGGGTGCCGTTGAGTTCGATGACGTGGACCTGGTCGTCGACGGGCACCTGGTAGCGGTGGATCCGGGCGCTCACGAGGTCACCTCGGCCAGGTCCCGGTGGGCGCGGTCGACGTCGAGGAGGCAGATGGCGGCCGCCTCACACTGCCCAGCCCATTCCGGCCCGTTCGGGTCGACGTCATGGGCGGTGGTGATGTGGCCGCACAGCACCAGTGCGTCAAGGCCGTTGCGTCGCGCGACGGCTGCGAGCACCTCCCACGGGGTGCTCATGCTGCGACCAGGTCGGGGGCGTTGAGGCGCCGGCCGGTGCAGGCCGCGTCGACCAGGTCACGCAGCAGGGCCGGGTCATAGCCCAGGCCGCGGGTCAGCAGCTCCAGGCAGAACCCGTGGAGCAGGGCCTCCACCTGGCCCGGGTCGAGGCCCAGGTCTTCGGCGGCGGGGGCCAGGTCGATCCAGGCGCCGCGCAGGACCCGTTCGGCGTCGCCGGGGCTGACCGGGCCGCGGCGGGTGTGGAGCTGGTAGCGGGGCGTGTCGGGCCACTGGTCGCGTTGGTGGTGGGTGATCAGCCGCACCCCGGCCAGGCCCAGGGCCCGCCGCACAGCCAAACCGGCCACCGGCAGCAGCAGGCTCGCCGTCGACGGTGCCGGCTGGGGGGCGGGTTGGGTCGGGGTCGGGGCCGGTTGGGGGGCCTCGGTCGGCTGGGCTGGGATGGCCCGTGGCTGACCCGGTTGAGGTTCGCCCGGTTGGGCGGGCTGCTGGGTGGGGCCACCCACTCCGGGCGGGGCGGTCGGGGCCGTCACCGACGGCGCCGGCGCTGGTAGCCCGATCAACGTCCGGATGGTCGGGTCGGTCAGCAGGGTCGGGTCGGCGATGAGGGCCTTCTCGGCAAGGCGCCGCAGCCGCTCCCGCTGGGTGGGCATCTGCTCCGGCACGAAGGCCCCCGCGACCACGGCCGCCTCGTCGGAGAGCAGCAGCTCCTCGTGGTAGGCCAGGGCGTCGGTCGACCGGTTCGGCCGGGCCGACAGGGGTGCCGTGTCGAAGTCGTACGAGTACAGGTCCGGGTCCAGGCCCATCGACTCGAGCGCCGGGCGGAGGTAGCCGGTCGTGAGGGCGTCCGCGATCCGCGACAAGATCGGTTTGATCTGGGTGGTGATCGCATCGTCGCTGACCTGCCAGGCCGTCCAATGATTACTGTCTGCCTGACCTAGGAGGATTTCGGGCGGAATGTCCAGGCCCTGGGCGAGGGACCGGACGGCGGCCTCCCGCAACGGCAACAGCTGCTCGCTGAGGTCCGACCAGAACGTGATCAGCTTGATCTTGTCGACGGCGTCGGGGGGGACGGTCATCAGGATCGGCACCAGCGCCTCAGCGCTGGACCGGTCCCGCAGCGAGGTGGCCATGGCCCGCATGAGGACCCGCTGGAAGCCGTCGACCCCGGGCGGGTCGTCCGGGCCGCGCGGGAAGTCGATGCCCTGCGGCAGGGCCAGCAGCCCGGCGCCGGCCAACCTCGAGTCGAGCTCGGCGAACTCCCGCTTGCGGAGGGCCTCGATCTCACGCAGGTCCGGGATGGCGGAGCGGGTCGGGGAGTCCGGCTCGTCCGGGTCGGCCGGGTGGGGGGTCCACACCTGCAGCAGCAGGTCGATGCCGGGGCGGAACACCATGTCCCCGCCGCCGTGGAGCAGGGACCGGCGGATGATGATGCGGTCGCCGGAAAGGCGGATCTGTCGGCCCGACACGACGTACCACAGGTCGTCGCCGTCGGGGGCGGCGTCGGCTTCGGCGACCACGTAGCCGTCGCCTGGGACGTACAGGTTGATGGCGAGCAGCCGCAGCGCCTCGTCCTTGGCGGGGCCCTTCCCGAGCGGGCCCTGGGCCAGGACGGCAATGTCGGGGTCTTCGGTTTCGCCGGTGACCTCGCCCGACTCGTCCAGCTCGGCCACGTACAGCCGGCACCGGCTGACCGAGTTGCCGATCCAGTTGCACACGAACCGCAGCTGGGGGGTGATGTCGTACAGCCGCCACGCCTCGGCCTGCCAGGTGCGTGACCCGGGCCGCCAGGTCCGCCACCCAACGCCGTCCATTTCGACGGAGGCGACCGACGCGGTGACCGACTGGGCGGGCAGGGTGATCGCGGTCAGGGCGTGGCTTGCGCACCGGTCGGTGCCGTGGCTGGTCCAGTGCCGGCACCGGGAGCCGGTGGAGGAGGCGACGGCGGTGCAGCGCTGGTCGAGGTCGGGGAGGCGCCGCGCGGGCAGCGTCGCCACCGTCACGGCGTCACCGCGGCCCGGTCACCGTCGCCGGTGGCCGCCAGGTCGACGTCGTCGTCGGGGGCCGCCCGACCCAGCGGTGCGAGCATGCCGGCAATCTGGCTCATGGCCAATACGAGGGCCACGCCCAGGAGCCAGGGCGCCCCACCCCACCGCCACGCCATGAGGACGGTTGCGGCACCGACCCAAATGGACACGCACCAGGGGCAGGTCAGCAGGTACTCGACCGGGATGAACACCGGGTACGGCGGGAGGTTCGCGATGACCCAGTCCCGGGCCGGGCGGCTGATCTCGTCGGCGGTGATCAGGCCTGTGAGGCGTGCGACTGCCAGGGCGTACACGCCCCACACCCATACCGACATGGTCCTGACTATAGGGGCGAATCACCGCAAATCTTCCGGCGTTGGGGGGGTTCCACCGCAAGGCTTCCCGCAGGTCAGGCCAGGGGTGACAGGCCCGTCGTGCCGGCCCCGGCCCCGGCCAGCGGCGAGGCCGAGCTCGACGGCATCGACCCGGACGGGGTGGCGAACTGGACCCCCGTAGACGGGATCGGCAGCAGGTGGTAGGCCAGGTACACGGAGGCGTCGATCCGGCCGGGTGACATCGGGTCGGAGGGCTGCCAGGTGGCCCACTCCCGCTCCAGGTCGGGGAAGATCCCGTACAGCCGGACCCGGTCAAGGATCATCTGCTGGGCGATCGGCTCAGCCCGCAGCAGCTTGCCCTGCTTCGCCCGCACCACCCGCACCAACGGACACAACTCGTCGGCGGGGATGGACCACCGTTCCCCGGTGGCCGGGTCGACGTGCCCGTCCTGCAGGGTCTTCCACGCGGTCCGCAACACCAGGGCGGCCATGTCGCCGCCGTAGTTGGTTTCCACCACGAACGAGGCGGCGCCGATCTCGTACGCGAGACGGCATGCCGCCAGCGACCAGGCGTCAGACGACATGACCCCGGACCGGTCGTCGGTGATCCACAGCCGGCCGTCTTCGCCCAGGAACCCGCCGACGATGCCGGCGGTGTCGCGGCCGCCGCCGGACGGGTCGACCGCCACGGCGATGCGTTGCGGTTCGACGTCGGTGACCGTGTCGCGGATGAGGCGCAGCAGCTCTTCGGATACGAGCGCACCGGCCGCGGGTTGCGGGTCGCCCTGGTAGAGGGAGTGCCAGTCCCGGACCATCGACGTGCGTTTCTTCTCCTGCCACCAGGCGACCAGCCGGGCCCTGTCCCGGGTGGGGATCTTCGGGTGGGTCAGCGGCTGGCCCGGGTCGCGACCGAGCGGGTCCTTGCCGAACTTCGGGTCGGCGAAGGCTGGCAGGTGGACCACCTTCCACCTCCCGCCCGTCTCAAGCCGGCCCTCCTCCTTGAGCCGGCGCCCGGCGAAGTCGTCCTCATGCCACCGGGTCATGATCGCGATGACGGCGCCCATGTCGGGCTGCAGCCGGGTCGACGCGGTGGATGACCACCAGTCGTGCACGCCGTTGCGGATGCGCGGCGACTCGGCCGCGGCCCGGTCAGCGTGGGGGTCGTCGACCACGATCAGGTTCGCGGGGAAACCGGACAACCCGCCCCCGACCCCGACTGCGCGGAGGTGCCCGTTCGAGGTCAGCCGCCAGTCGTGGACCGACTCGGAGCCCGGTTTCATCATCAGCCCGTACTCGGCGCCGTAGTCGGCGATGTGCTGCTGGATGCCCTTCGACCTGGTCTCGGCGAGGTCAGCGGCGTACGAGGCGAT